TATATTGTTGAAAAAAAAATATTCAATAGCAACTGTTCATCCCGGAAATTTTCTAGAAGGAAATCAATATAAAAATGATACTATAACTATAGAAGATGCAAATGGAAATTCTTTTTTGGAAGTTGTTGATATAATTAAACCAGAAAAAATGAAAGGTATTGGTGAAGAAACAACATCTGGAGATGAAAGTCTTCATGATTGGTATGCAAAATCTAGTGGAAAAAATCCCAAAACAGGAAGAAGAGTAAAAGGATGGACTCAAATAGGAGGTAAATTTGCAGGTGCTCCTTGTGCCAAACAACTAGGTCAAACCACTAAACCAAAATGTGGTTCTTCAAAAATGGCTGCAGAAATGTCTCCTGACGAAGAAGATGATGCAGCAAGAAGAAAGAGAAGAGAAGATCCAAATCCAGACAGAAAAGGTAAAGCAAAAATGGTTGCTACCAATGAATCTGTTGGAGAAAAAGATGCATGTTACAAAAAAGTAAAATCTCGTTATAAGGTTTGGCCGAGTGCATATGCTTCTGGTGCTTTAGTAAAATGTCGCAAAAAAGGAGCAAAAAATTGGGGAACAAAAACAGAAGCAGCAAATCCTGCTCAACAAGCAGCAATTGCAATTAATATGAAAAAGAAAAATATTAAACCAAAAAATCAATTAGAAGAAAAATATCTAAGAATACAATCTCGTGGAACAACTTATACTATACTTCTTAATTGGAGAGGAAAATATATTACAACTCAAATGTTCTTTCAACAATTTACTAGACCAACAAAACCAGAAGTAACAAGAGAAGTAAGAAAAGTATATCCAAACGCAGTTGTATTGTCCTTCATGCCTTCAATGAAGGACCCCACTAAACCATTATTATTCACAGGAGAACTTGATGGACCCACAAAAAATTGAACTTGAAAATTTAACTAAAATTTTTGAATACGAAAAAATTTCAAGAGAATTAGATTCTTGTGATGATTTAGAGCATCTTAGAAACGTTTCAAAATGTTATGTGAAATTATATTTCAAACAACAGGAAACTCTAACATTATTAGATTTAGAATCGTTTAAGGGAAAATAAATAATGAGTGACCAATATTTAGGCAATCCTTTATTAAAAAAAGCAAATACAGCAATAGAGTTCACTAAAGACAATATTGAACAATATATAAAATGCAAAAATGATCCTGTATATTTTGCAAGAAATTATATAAAAATTGTTTCTCTTGATCATGGTCTTGTGCCGTTCGACATGTACAAGTTTCAAGAAAAACTAATCAAGAATTTCCATGATAACAGATTTAATGTCTGCAAAATGCCAAGACAATCTGGCAAATCTACCACTGTCGTTTCTTACCTGCTACATTATGCAATATTTAATGATAACGTCAATATTGCGATTCTTGCTAATAAAGCTTCAACTGCTAGAGATCTTCTCGGAAGACTCCAATTAGCATATGAAAATCTTCCAAAATGGATGCAGCAAGGTGTCTTAATATGGAATAAAGGTTCATTAGAATTAGAAAATGGATCAAAAATACTTGCATCCTCCACTTCAGCTTCTGCTGTCCGTGGTGGTTCTTATAATATTGTGTTTTTGGACGAATTTGCGTTTGTTCCTAATCATGTTGCTGATGAATTTTTCAGTTCTGTTTATCCTGTTATATCATCTGGTCAATCTACTAAGATGATTATTGTTTCTACCCCTCACGGGATGAATCATTTTTACAAAATTTGGCATGATGCGGAAAGAAGAAAAAATGAATATATCGCAACAGAGGTTCATTGGAGTGATGTTCCAGGAAGAGACGTTGAGTGGAAAAGACAAACAATAGCAAATACAAGTGAACAGCAATTTGCAGTTGAATTTGAATGTGAATTTCTTGGTTCTGTTGGTACATTAATTAATGCTGCAAAATTAAAATCATTGGTTTATGATGAACCAATAGAAAGAAGTGCTGGGTTAGATATTTACGAAGAACCACAAGATGATAATACTTACATAATGACAGTAGATGTATCAAGAGGATTAAATAATGATTACTCTGCTTTCGTTGTTTTTGATATAACTACATTTCCATATAAAATAGTTGCAAAATATAGAAACAATGAAATAAAACCTATGTTATTTCCCAACATCATTCTTGATGTAGCAAAAGCATATAATAAAGCATTTGTTTTAGCAGAAGTTAATGATATTGGAGAACAAGTTACAAGTATTCTTCATTTTGATTTAGAATATGATAATATTCTAATGTGTGCAATGAGAGGAAGAGCAGGACAACTTGTAGGTCAAGGATTTTCTGGAAAGAAAACTCAATTGGGTGTAAAAATGTCCAAAACGGTAAAAAGAGTTGGTTGTTCTAATTTAAAAACAATTATAGAAGATAGTAAACTTATATTCAATGATTATGATATTATTAGTGAATTAACTACTTTTATTCAAAAGAATCAATCATTTGAAGCAGAAGAAGGATCCAATGACGATTTGGTAATGTGCTTAGTTATTTTTGCTTGGTTGATTGCTCAAGATTATTTTAAAGAAATGACGGAAAATGATGTCCGTAAAAGAATATATGAAGATCAAAAAGAACAAATAGAACAAGATATGTCTCCTTTTGGATTTATTTCTGATGGTTTAAATAATGAAAATTCTTTTGTTGATATTGACGGAGATACTTGGAATATAGTAAATGGAAGTCAAATTGTTGGAGATGAAAATGGTTGGAATATTGATGAATATGGAGATCGTTCATATATGTGGGAATATAGGTAGACGAAAAAAGACTAAATTATAAATACTTCTAGACAAATATGATCTTCTTTAAGAGGGAAAAAGATGGCGGTAAATTTAGTATCACCAGGCGTCAAAACAAGAGAAGTAGATTTAACTATTGGAGCAGTTAATGCTGCTAATGATCAGGTTGGTGCTTTTGTTGGACCATTCCAAAAAGGTCCAATAGATTATCCAATTTTAGTTGAAACTGAACAAGATCTATTAAATTATTTTGGAAAACCAATTTCAACTGATTCACAATCAGAATATTGGTTAAGTTCTTCTTCGTATCTCTCTTATGGAGGAATTTTAAGAGTAGTAAGAACTGATAGTTCTACTAGTGGAGCACTTAATAATGCAAACTCAAATTCAACTGGTGGTTCTGCCTCAGTAAAAATTAAATCTTATGAAGATTATGTAAATAGTCACATCAATGACACTAGTTGGACATTTGCAGCAAAAAATCCAGGTTCTTGGGCAAATAGTTTAAAAGTATGCGTAATTGACGCAGCAGCAGACCAAACTATTTCAGGAATCTCAACCTCTAGTGTTTTAGTTGGATATGGTATTACAGTTGGAGTTACTACTTCATTGGCAGGTGTTGGCACAGTAACTACCGAAAGTGGTTTTCTGAAAGGAATTATTACAGGAGTTGGAAATAGTTCAATTTCTGTAAAAATTGTAAGTAGATATAGAAATACAACTGCTGATTACGTAGATGCTCCATATGCTGCAAATACAATTAATGCAATTAGTTCTGGTACTGTTATAATATCTAATACTTCTGCAATTGGAATTGCAACCACTTCTTCCTATACTGCTTCTGATTGGTATAATCAACAAACACTTGGACTTACCAATTCAACAGTTTATTGGAGTAGTATTGCACCAAAACCAGGGACATCGCAATACGTATCTCAGAGAAATGGAAAGAATGATGAAATTCATGTAGTTGTAGTTGATGATATTGGAACATTAACTGGAACTGCTGGAAATGTTATTGAAAAATTTGTAGGTCTTTCGAAAGCATCCGATGCAAAAGCAACTCCAGCACAACCAATTTATTTTGATGATTATATTGCATTAAATTCTAATTATATTTTTGCTGGACTTCCAGAAAATGGAAATTCAACTGGATTTACTGTTGCTTCTGGATTTGCTGGAACTACTGGAAATCCAAATACAACTGCTCAAGGAACAGTTTTCTCTGGTTTGGGTGTAAAAACTTACACATTAACTGCTGGAACCGATTATACAAATGGAGTCGGAAGTTATGCCGCACCTATTTCTAATATCATTTCTTCATATAATCTATTTTCAAATGTAGTTGAATATCCAATTAATTTCTTAATTAATGGACCATCAAGTGGGGCAACTATTTTTGAATCACAATCAAAAGCAAATGCATTAATTTCAATCGCAGAAAATAGAAAAGATTGTGTTGCTGTAATTTCTCCACATAAAGCAGATGTTGTAAATATAACTAATTCTGATACTCAAACTTCAAATATTATAAAATTCTTTAGTCCTTTGACATCAAGTTCTTATACTGTATTTGATTCTGGATACAAATATACATTTGATAGATTTAACAATCAATTTGTGTATCTTGCATGTAATGCAGATATTGCTGGATTGATGGCAAAAACTTCAATCAATCAATATCCTTGGTTCTCTCCTGCTGGTGCAGCAAGAGGAGCAATTAACAATGCTGTAAAATTAACATACAATCCATCTCAGTCACAAAGAGATTTATTATATACAAACAGAATTAATCCAATCATTGCTTCTCCTGGTCAAGGAATCATTTTATTTGGTGATAAAACTGCTCTCGGTTATTCATCAGCATTTGATAGAATAAATGTTCGTCGTTTATTCTTAACATTAGAATCTACAATTGAAAGAGCAGCAAGAGCACAATTGTTTGAGTTTAATGATGCAATTACAAGATCTAGTTTTGTAAATATTGTTGAACCATATCTTCGTGATGTAAAATCAAAAAGAGGAATTACTGATTTTCTTCTTGTTTGTGATGAGACAAATAATACACCAGATGTAATTGATTCAAATAGATTCAGAGCTGATATTTTCGTAAAACCAGCAAGATCTATCAACTTTATTGGTCTTACTTTTGTTGCAACTAGAACAGGAATCAGCTTCTCTGAAGTTGTAGGCACTGTTTAATCAAAATAATCTAAAGGAGAAAACTCATGGCAAATGTTCCAAATTACAACCAAAGAACTATTAATGATTTCAAATCAAGATTAGTTGGTGGTGGTGCAAGACCTAATTTATTTGAATGTGAAATTAATTTTCCAGATGCATTGGGAAATCTTGATACAGAATTAACTCTGGATTTGAGATTTTTTGTAAAAGCAACATCTCTTCCTGCTTCAACTATTTCTTCAATTCCTGTTCCATTCAGAGGAAGAACTCTTCAAATTGCAGGAGATCGTACATTTGATCCTTGGTCAATTACTGTCATCAACGATACAAATTTTAAAATTCGCAATCAATTTGAAAAATGGATGAACCTCATCAATCGTCATGATGATAATGCTGGTGTAATTACGCCAGCATTATATCAACAGGAAATGAAAGTTATGCAATTGAGTAGAGGAATTGAAAACTCTTCAAAATCTCCTGAAACATCAACATCCATGAATGTATTGAAGGCTTATAAATTTTACGGAACTTTTCCAACTTCAATTAGTGATATTACACTTTCTTATGATAGTTCAGATACTATTGAAGAGTTTACAGTAGATTTCCAAGTTCAGTGGTGGGATGCTCTTGATGTCGGTGGTGAGACATCCATCTTCTAGTAATAAATAGAGTATAGATTGAAGAGTTTTAATGGCTAAATTATTTGGTTTTAAAATACAGGATACTGGAGAAGATAAGTCAAAAAGACTTGTCTCTCCAGTTCCTCCTAATGAAGAAGATAAGTCAGATTATTATATTCAAAGTGGATTCTACGGACAATATGTAGATATTGAAGGAGTATATAAAAATGAACAGGATTTGGTAAGAAGATATCGTGAGATGTCTCTTCATCCAGAGTGTGATAGTGCTATTGAAGATGTTGTAAATGAAGCAATTGTATCAGATTTGAATGATTCACCAGTAGAGATTGAACTTTCAAATCTTCCTGCATCTGATAAATTAAAACAAATTATCAGAGATGAATTTAGAAAAATTAAAGA